GAGTGGGGCGAGGAAGGCAAACCTTTAATAATATATTGCTCACCATTTACACTTGGTGAAAAAAGAAACCTATTTAAAGGTGCTAAGAATGATGATCTAGGAGTATTAGTAGATGCAATCGTTTTAAAAGCAAAAGACTCAGAAGGAAATAAAATATTTAAGCTAGATGACAAGCTAACATTATTGAATAATGCTGATGCAAATGTTATAGCTAGAGTAGCAACAGAAATGTTGAATGGTGTTTCTTACGAGGAAGCTGAAAAAAAGTAAGAACTGATACGGAGTTATTTTCTATACTTGCTCTTGGTCAGGAATTAAACAAAAGTATGGAAGAAGTTCTATTGCTAACGCAAGATGAATTTTATTATTGGATAGCTTACTTTAAAGTGAAGGCAGAAAAAGAGAAACTACACTATGGCAGATCAGCAACTAAACATAAAACTTAATGCGATTGATAATACTTCAAAAGCTTTCACAGGTGTTAAGGGTTCAATATTAAGTTTAAAAAACGCATTAATAGGTTTAGGAATAGGTGCAGTAGTAAAACCAATAATAGATATTACAAAAGAGTTTGAAACTTTAAGAACAACTTTAAGATTTGTAACTGGTTCAGTTGAAGGTGGTCAAAGAGCATTTAATTTATTAAGAAACTTATCTAAACAAACTCAATTTTCTACAAAAGAATTATCTGATACATTTATTACATTACAAAATTCAGGAATAGAACCAACAGATGAATTACTTAGAACATTTATAGATACTGCTTCTGCTACTGCAAACTCATTAGATACATTAAATGATTTAACTAGACTATTTGCTAAAGGTGCTACTGGTGCTGGTATTGGTTCACAATCTTTATCTCAATTAGCTTCTAAAGGTATTCCAGTATTCCAAATCTTAGAAAAAGAATTAGGATTAACTAGAACACAACTTAATAAATTTGCTGATGATGCAGAAGGTTCAGCAATAATATTAGAAGCTTTAGAAAAAGGTTTAGCAAAAACATTTGGTGGTGCTTCATCACAAAGAGCAGAAGATTTAGCAATAGTATTTAAAAATCTATTTGAAAATTTAAAAGATGTTGCTGACTTGATAGCAACTGATGGTGGATTTAGCACTTCATTTAAAGAACTATTAAAAAGCTTTGGAGATTTACTTAAAACATTAGAACCAGTTATTGCTATACTTGGCAAACTATTAAATTTTGTAACTGAATTAGCTAATGTTGGACTTGTATTATTAAACAATTCATTAAAATTAGTTCTTGGTACTTTAGGTAAAGTAGTTAAAGGATTAGGAGATGTAGTAGGTTATGGTTCTGGTGTTTCAAAAACAGTTGGTTTAGACGAAGATAGAACAGTATTTGTTGAAGTAAAACAAAAGGTAACTGAAGATAAAACTTTATTAGGAATCCTAGAGGGTAAATTAAAAAATGAAGTTGCACAAGCTGATTTAGCATTTAGAAGTTTAAATAAAACAATAGCTGAAGGAGTTATTACAGGAATTAAAAACGTATCAGTTGCTATTGCAGAATCTATTGTATTAGGAAAAAAATTAACAGATACATTTAGAGAATTAGCACAAAAAGTATTAATTAAAATACTTTCACAATTAATTGAAGAACAATTAGTTAAATTAGCTTTAATAGCTTTAGACCAATTAAAACTATTTATAGCTAAACAACAAACGGCAGAAATTGTAAAACAAAATGCTTTACTATCACAAAGACAAGCTATGGGTGGTGATAGTAGTGGTTTTTTAGGCACATTATTTAATATAGGTGCTAGTATATTTGGTGGTGGTGGTGGAATGACTCCTATTGATGCTTCTGTTGTTTCTCCATTTGCAGAAGGTGGTGCAGTTAGAGGTGGTATGCCAATCACAGTAGGAGAACGTGGTAGAGAATTATTTGTGCCTAACACAAGTGGAACTATTGTACCTAATCATAACATGGCAAGTATGGGAACAAATATAACATTTAATATTCAAGCAAATGATGTTAGAGGTATTAAAGAATTATTAATTGATAATAGAGCAACCATAATTAATTTAGTTAATCAGGGTGCTAATGCGAAAGGAAAGTCTAACGTAATATGAGTGGCACATTCCCATCAAGTCCAGCACCAAGAGATGTAGCTATTAGTTCTAATCAAAACACGATTGTTACAACTACTGCTTCTGGCAGACGACAAGCTAGACAAATTGATGGACAGAAATTCAGATTAAGACTTAGATTCCCAGTTATGACTAGAACTGAGTTTGCACCAATACTTGCTTTTATAATGAAACAAAGAAGCCAAATGGAATCATTCCAATATACTCCACCAACTATTGATGATGCTGAAGGTTCTGCTAGTACAGTTATTTCAGTTAATGGTGCTATTAGTGCTGGTGTTACTACTTGCTCAATAGATGGTATGGGAAACAATTTAAGTGGTGTACTTAAAGCTGGAGACTTCTTTAGATTTACTGGACAGAATAAAGTTTATATGTGCGTAGCTGATGTTAATTCTAATGGTTCTGGTGCAGGAACATTAACCTTTGAACCACCATTAAGAGCAAACGTAGCTGACAACGTAGTAATTATTTATGACAATGTAGATTTTACAGTTGGACTTACAGGAGATATTCAAGAATTTACTATCGGTACAGAAAACTATTTCCAATACGAAGTTGATTTAATAGAGGTATTGTAATGACAAGATCATTAACTGCTGGAGTAATTGCAGAACTAGCCACTAATAAACTAAACCCAGTAGAACTTGTTTATCTAGGAATAGGTGCTGGGACATATTACACAGATCATTACAAAGATTTAACTTATGATGGAAATACTTATACAGCTTCATCATTATTTTTAGGAAGTTCAGAAGTACAAGAGACTGCTGATGTTGCAGTAAATAATCTTACTCTTAAATTCTCAGGTGCAGATACTACAATTATTTCTTTATTGCTCAATAACAATTACATGAACAAACAAGCAAAAGTTTATAGAGGTTTTTTAAATGACTCTCAGGCACTTATAGCTGACCCATTTCTTTTATTTGATGGAAGAATATCTAACTTTGCTCTTGAAGAAAATGCAACTACATCATCAGTTAATATTGTTATTGCATCTCATTGGGCAGATTTTGAAAAGACTTCAGGAAGAAGAACTGCTGAGAACTCTCAAAAACTTTATTTCCCAAATGACAAAGGAATGGAGTTTGCAAGTAAGACAGCACAAAAAATTAAGTGGGGTTCTGCCTGATGAACGATTTATATAGAATAATACATTTATATAGACAGTTTCCTAAATATGACAAATTTACTTACAAAAAATTAACTGAAATGATTACTCCATCTTTAAACTTAGATCAGTACCAAATTCACAGAATAGGAAGTCAAGATGTTGGCTATACTAACTGGGCTTATTTAAGTGATACAGTAGAGCAAAGATATAAACTTACTGGTCAATTAAAAAGTAATGAATGGAAGTCAGGGAATAATATTTGGGTTATAGGAGTTATAGCAAAAAGTAATACAAAACAAATAATGAGATGGGTTATAGAATATTTTAGACCAAAAATTGAAGTTAATGAATCTGTAAAATGGATTAGATGTAATGATAATTTTAACATTTATAGAATATCAGAAAAAATTAAACGACCATTTCATATACACGCATGAAAAAAATATTTGCAAGTACAGTATTAGTATCAGCTTTAATATTTGATTTTGTTAATGCAGTATTTAACAATCCAATAAGCCAAGAAATTATATCTTTATATAAAGCAGAACCAGCTACAATTACTGCAATCATAACTACAATCATTACAACTGCAATAAGTTATATAATTGCACCTAAACCAAAAGCACCTAGATTTAATTCACAAGATGAAGCTAAAGGAACTTTAGTAAATAAAGATTCTAACAACAATCCTATTCCTGTTGTTTATGGAAAAAGACAAGTAGGATTAACTAGAGTATTTGTTGAAAGTTCTGGTGCTGATAATCAATATCTTTATGTTGCTGGAGTATTATGCGAAGGTGGTGGTGCAGGAATAACTGCAATAGATGAAGTTTATGTAGATGATAAATTAGTTACTTTTGATGGTTCATTAACTAATGGAACATTAAGAGGAGTATCTAGTTCAGATACTAACTTCTATAAAGGTGGCGAAAGTTTAATATCTATTCAAGGATTTTTTGGATTAGATAATCAATCAGCTTCTTCTTTGCTTGATGAAACAACTAACTGGACATCAGATCACAAACTATCTGGTCTTGCTTATGTTGCTCTACGTTTTAAATGGAATCAAGATGCTTTTAATGGATTACCAGAAGTTAGAGTAACTGTTAGAGGTAAAAAGATTTATGACCCAAGATTAGATTCAACTAAAGGTGGTTCTGGTTCTCATAGACAAGATGACCCAACAACTTGGGCTTATTCTGCAAACTCATCATTAGTTCTTTTAGACTATTTAAGAAATAGCAGATATGGAAAAGGATTGCCTAATGATGCTTTTGAAACAAACTACGATTCATTTAAAACTTCAGCAAATACCTGCGACACACAAGTTACACCTTATTCAGGTGCAGTAAGCGATATAAACTTATTTGAAACAAATGCAGTAGTAGATAGTGAAAAAAAAGTATTAGAGAATGTAAGAGAATTGCTTGTGCCAATGAGAGCAATCTTTAATTACACACAAGGTAAATATAAAGTTATTATTGAAGGAACAGGAAGTTCACAATTACTATTAACTAAAGACAATGTTGTAAGCGAAGTTAAATTACAAGGAGAAAACAAATCTGAAAAGTACAATAGAGTTATAGGAACATTTACTAACCCTGAAAAAGATTATCAATCAGATACAGTTTCATATCCACCTTATGATGATTCTGCTTTAGCAGTAGAAGATCAACACGCAACAATGCTAAGTGATGATAATAATACTTTACTTGAAAGAAGCTTTGATATGATACAAGTAACTTCTCCATATCAAGCAGAAGAAATTTGCGAGAACATATTAAAGAGATCAAGAAACAATTTAAAAGCAGAAGTAACAGTAACTTCAGAAGCACTTAATTTATCTATTGGAGATATAGTTACAGCTACTTACGATACAGCAGGATTTAGTGCCAAACCATTTAGAGTAATGTCTTTAGCTATTAATTCAGATTCAACAGTAACTCTTGGCTTAGAAGAACATCAAGATAACTTTTATACTTGGGAAGAAAAAGGCGAAGCACCTACAATAGCTGATACAATACTTCCTAATCCTTTTTCTGTTACAGCACCAGTATCAGTTACTTTAGATGACCAATTAATTGAATACTCAGACGGAGTTGTTATTACTGCTTTAGATGTAACGATTGGTGCATCACTAGATAACTTTGTGGACTATTACCAAGTAGAATACAAATTAAGTACAGATACAGATTATCTTATATCTGGTCAGGTTAAAGGATTGTTTCATAGAATATTAAATGTAAAAGATGGATTTACTTATAACGTAAGAGTAAAAGCATTTAATACATTAGGAGTTTCTTCTACATATACTTCGGCAACAAGAACTATTGTTGGTGGATTATTACCACCTGCTAACGTAGAAGATTTTTCTTGTAACATCATTGGTCGTGATGCTCACTTATCTTGGACACAAATACCAGATTTAGATTTAGCTTATTATGCAATTAGATTTAGTACATTAACAACTGGTGCTGAATGGCAAAACTCAGTTTCTCTTGTTGAAAAAGTTGCAAGACCAGCTACTTCAGTTACAGTTCCAGCTAGGATTGGTTCTTACCTAATTAAAGCAGTAGATAAAAATGGAAACTTCTCATCTAATGAAGCTGTAATATCAACTAACTTATTAGAAGTTGGAAACTTTAATGCTGTTGTAACACAAACTGAATCACCTACATTCTCAGGAACTAAAACTAATGTCTATGTTGATAGTGGTGCTTTAAGATTAGACTCTACTGAACTATTTGATTCTGCTGTTGGGAACTTTGATTCTGGTACAACTTTATTTGATGCTGGAGTTACGACTTATGATTTATCTCCTAGTGGTTCTTATGAATTTACTTCTCCTATTGATATTGGTGGAAGTTACACAGTTCGTGTAACTGCTTCTCTTACACAAAGTGTGGACAATATAGATAACCTTTTTGATTCTGCTAGTGGTTTATTTGATGATGGTGCTTCTAACTTTGACGGAGATTCTCCTGCTAACTGTAATGCACATTTAGAAATTGCTACTTCTGCTGACAACATAACTTATACTTCATTTAGAAACTTTGTAGTTGGTGATTACACAGCTAGATATTTTAAATTTAGACTAATGATGATTTCATCTGATTTAGCTTCTACTCCAGTTGTATCTGCTTTAAGTGTAACTATTGATGTTGAAGATACTATTCAAAGTGGAAATGATTTAACAAGTGGAACTGGTACTTATACAGTTACCTTTACAAGACCATTCTATTCTGTTAATTATGCTATCGGTATTACTAATCAAGGAATGGCTACTGGCGATTTTTATACTTTAAATAACAAGACTATAAATGGTTTTGATATTGCCTTTAAGAATAGTAGTGGTACTGGAGTAAGTAGAACTTTTGATTATATTGCAAAAGGATTTTAATTAGGATATTAGATAGATAATGGCACAACACGATTATAACATAGCAAACCAGTCGTTCCCTTCATTTAGAACTGACTTAAATAATGCACTATCAGCTATTCAAACTTGTAACTCAGGAACATCAAGACCAACTGGTGCTGTTGCTGGTCAAATTTGGCTTGATACGACATCAGCAACAACTCCAACTTTAAAGTATTATGATGGTGCTGATGACATCTCTTTAGCAACACTTGACCATTCTGCTAATACTGTAAATTGGTTAGACTCTAATGTTTCGGTAACTGGACTAACCACTACTGCTACTGGAACTGTTTTAACACTTTCAGATTCTTCTCTTACTTCTTCTGTTAATTTAATTTTACAAAATCAAAAAGAAATTCGTTTTAGTGAAACGACTGCTAATGGAACTAACTATGTTGGCTTTAAAGCACCTGCTAGTTTGAGTGCTGATAAAATTTGGGTTCTTCCTTCTGCTGATGGTACTGCTGGTCAGTTCTTAAAGACAGATGGTGCTGGGAATTTGAGTTTTGATTCTTTAAGTTTCGCCACACCTTTAGCTGTAATTGGAAATGCTACTGCTGGTTCTGAAATTAGATTGCCTGAAGATACTGACAATGGTTCAAACTATGTTGCAATAAAAGCACCAGATACTTTAGCTTCAAATTTAACTTTAACTCTACCAAGTGCAGACGGAACTTCAGGTCAAGTGCTTCAAACAAATGGAAGTGGGGTTTTGTCGTTCAGTAGTTCAGGCGGAAAATTTGAATCTGCTTTATTTCATGTAAGAGATGAAAAAGCAAACAATACATCTCCTAATTCTGCTACTGCTGGTTCTTTTGTAAAAAGAGATTTAAATACTGTAATGACAAATGAAATTTCTGGTGCTTCTTTATCATCAAGTCAAATTACATTACCTTCTGGTACTTACTATATTTATGCTTCAGCACCTGCTTATTATTGTAATAGACATAAAATAAAATTAAGAAATACAACAGATAGCTCAGATACATTAATTGGAACTTCTGAAATTTCAATACAAGCTGGTGAGGTTAATTGTCGTTCTTTTATAAGTGGAAGATTTACAATTTCTGCACAAAAAGTTTTTGAAATACAACATAGAATCCAAACAAATGGAAATGCTAATAATTTTGGTTATCCATCTAATTTTTCAGTAGTAGAAGTATATACAGATGTTCAAATATGGAAAGTAGCTTAATATGAAATACGCATTAATAATAGATAATAAAGTAGTTCAAATATCTTATCCTTATGTAGATGGATATGTTGAAGTAGATGACAATGTATTTGCTGATATGATTAGAAAACCAGATGGTTCTTTTAATTATACAGATGAGTTTTTGGCAGAACAAGAACAATACAGATTAGAAAAAATTGCCAAAGAAGAACAAGAAAAAGCTAGAAAAGAATCAGCTATTGCTAAGTTAAAAGCACTTGGTTTAACTGAAGAAGAAGTTAAGTCTATTCTTTAGGATATTTGGCTTTAACAGCTAAACAATCAGCAATATATTTATTTATTTGTGCTTGATCGCCTTTAACAATACCATCTAAGTATTCTTTAAAATCAGGGTATTCGTTTGCTCTATTTGCTTTAACTAAGTTTAGTCTTTCAACTTCATTAGCTTGTGCTTCAAAGGCATCAAGTTGTGCTAATGTTGGTTGTGCAATATCTAAGTTCCATTCCTTAATATAAGCACCATTACCATCATCTTGAAGTCTAACTTCAGTTCTAAAATTAACTTTTCTATTTGCGTATAATTCTATTTTAGTTGTAAGTTGTGTCATAATTATTCTATTATTTTATATCCACCAAACATTGAACCTGTAGTCATAGTTGAATTACCACCACTTCCTGAATATACGGCTGCTGTAAAATAATCTGTAGTTCCATTAGCTGAAGCTAATACTCCAAGATAAGCACTGCAATCATCTGTAACACCACCAGAAGAATTAGCTACATTAGTAATGTCAGTACCATTTTTTTTTATTTTTACAAAAAACACTTTATTTGCCGTAAAATTTTGCAAAATAGGAGAAGCAAAAAGAAAATATTTTCCAGATGTAGTCGGTGTAAATCTATAATTTGTTGTTGAATCATAACAACCATTAGTATCAATAATTTCATTATTAATTTCCATTACTGTATCTGTCGCATTAGATATTGTTTGATTTCCTGAACGTAGAGCAAAAAAAGCAGGAGTATTTACGGCAGAAACACTTGCAAAGCTTAAAACCCCACTTCCATTTGTTTGAAGGAACTTATGCTTTTGGAAATCTATTCTTTACAGATTCTATTGAATTAAGCCAATTCTCAGTACCATTAACTTTATCCCAGTATAGCATATCAAGTTGGTCAGCTATGGAAGGGTATTGAGTTTTTCGGTCTCGTTGATATTGTTTGGCTTCGTATTCTGCTTGAAGTTCTACTTGCTTTGCAAGTATTTCATTTGCAGGAATTGGTGTAGTTCCATTTAACCAAGTAATTTGGTTTATATCTTCAGCATTAACAGTTACTTCTGCGTTAGGATTGATTGCTAAGATTGATCTTATAATATCCATAATTAACCTTTTATTTCCATTACTGTAATTGAAGAAACTGTTCTTTGTGATGAATAATCATTACCATCTCCATCATTTCTATTTATAAGCATAGTATTACCACCACTACTATAATTTTGAGTAACTGCAATTTTGTAAGTTGTAGAAGAAGTAGTTGCTGGTGAATCTAAATGTTGTAAATTAATTGTTGTTATATTTCTTGCGTCTCCACTTGGGTCAGCATATGCAACTCCCATTCTTGTTCTTGAACTAGCAGAATCTCCAATAGCTATATCAGTTGCACCTCTTATAATTTTAAAACCTATTGAATTTTGTGGAGATGGAGAATTGACTGCACAGCAACCACAAACAGTAGCCATAACTAAAATTTTATTAGAAGCAGAAGATGGAGTAATAGATACAGACAATCCAGTTACATCTACAAAAGAACCACCACTTGCAGTTCCAGCGAATGTATCAGTCTTAGTTGTTGAAACAACTTGTATCACCTGACCAGCACTAGCACCAATACCTGCAACCAAATTAGCTTTAGTCATTTTTCTTACAGCAGTTGCACTATCATCATAAATTAAAACCAAATCTGAATCTGCAATACTTGTTTCAACAGTTGCCCCAGTAAAAGAAGTCGTGGGCAAATCACTACTGAACGACAAATTCCCAGCACCATCTGTCTTTAAGAACAAGAGTTTTGACTTTTTTCTAAATCTTTGACATAACTATTGCATGACATATTTCATTATTGGACTGGTGCTTGGTTTATACGCAGAATGGAAGTGGGAGATAGCTAAGTACATTATTGAGTCTGTTAAACAACATTTAAAAATCAAGTAATTGAAATTCTGCAAAGACTACCTATATATCTTGCATGGTATATACGACTGAAGAAAATAACTTTTACACAAAGGAGAACTCAATGTTAAATTATTCTGACATTAAGAACTACTGGTCTAAATTCTACGCAGATGCTTTTGAAGATGTTAAATCATTTTGGAAGAACTACGCAGACACAGTAGAAAAATTCTATAAAAAATAACTTTATTAAAACACAATAGTTTGATATTAGTGCATAAAATTTAATGTGCATTTTCAAACTTTGGATTGGTGGGTGTGTCTTGCTAAAGTCTTGCAAATGCGAAAAAGACAATGGCAAGAACACAGAACGAAGAACTAATATCTTTAAAGGGACATATCACAGGAATTAAGAGAGAAGTTAAACTACTTGGTTGCTCAGTTTATAAGCTAGAAAAGAAACTAGAAACTCTATTCTGGTCTATACTTTGTGGACTTGGTGCTTTATCTTTGGCTTTGATTACTATTTTCTTAGCTAAGTAACTATTGCTTATTTTAACAAATACAACTAGTAGTTAGTTATGGACACAAGAAGGATTCTGGTTATTTCAGATTTGCACCTGCCTTATCATAGGCAAGATTCTTTTGATTTTCTAAAAGCATTAAAGAAGGAATACAAACCTACATTCGTAATGTCTATTGGCGATTTGCTAGACCATCACGCACTTAGCTTCCATGATTCAAACCCAGATTTATTTTCTGCTGGACATGAACTTGCTAAAGCAAAAGATTACATAAAAGAACTTGAATCAATATTTCCTGAATTAGTAGAAATAGATTCTAACCACTCATCAATGGTTTATAGACGAGCATTAAAACATGGTATGCCAAGAGCATATCTAAAAGAATATGGAGAATTTTTAGGAACTAAAAAATGGAAGTGGTTTGATGATTTAACAGTAACACTTCCTAATAAACAAAGATGTTTATTTACTCATGGTCGTTCTGCTGATGTTTTAAAAGTATCACAAACAAATGGAATGAATTGTGTGCAGGGACATTTTCATACTAAGTTTAAAATAGAATACTGGGCTAATCCTGATAATCTTTTTTGGGGTATGCAAGTAGGTTGTTTAATAGATCAAAAGTCTTTAGCTTTTGAATATGCTAAGAATTTTAAAACTAGATTTATAATAGGAACTGGTCTAATCATAGATTCACAACCAAAATTAGCACCTTGTGTTTTAAATAGAGATGGCAAATGGATAGGCAAGTTAGTTTAAAAGAATTACTATTTAGCGAAACAGCTACAAGACTTGGAATAGATAATACTCCAACTGACCAAATTCTAATTAATTTACAAACATTAATCTACGAAGTTATTGAACCAATTATAAATCAATTTGGCGACATAAAAATAACTTCAGGTTATCGTTCTCCTGAATTGTGCAAAGCCATAGGAAGTTCTCCAACATCACAACACGCATTTGGAATGGCAGTTGATTGCGAAGTTTTAGGAGTGCCAAACAAAGAACTTGCTGACTGGGTAGTTAATCATTTAGAATTTGACCAATGTATTTTAGAATTTTGGAAACCAGAAGAAGTTAATTCAGGGTGGGTTCATATCTCTTACAACAAAGCTGGTAATCGTAAAATGTATTTAAGAGCATATAAAGGAAACGGAAGAACTATCTATGAAGTCATCTAAAAAACAAGTTGGTGGAAATCACTACCTTAAATACAAGATTCAACCAGTAGAATTTATCATCAAAAATAATATTGGATTTGTAGAAGGAAATATCATAAAGTATGTTCTAAGGTTTAAGGATAAAGGTGGTATTGCTGATTTAGAAAAAGCAAAACACTACATAGAACTGCTAATAGATTCATCTAAAAGTAGCAAATAGTCTAAAAACCGATTTAAACGCATTTTAAGGCATTGTGGCTTTAAAACGAGTATAATCCCATAATAACTCTAATTGTTAAAAAATAGGGGTAATTTGAGGGTTTAAACACTATAAAAAGGAACATTTAAGGAACATTATGCAAACATACCCAATAACAACATTAGACCCAGATAGTACAGCTTATGTAGCTAGTATTACAACTTCTAGCCAAGCAAGTACAGCAATAACTACTGGTTCAGGAATAATAAGAATATCAACACAAGGAAACCACGTTCACTTAGCTTTTGGTGCTACACCAACTGCTTCTGTAACTACAAGTTTTTTTATGCCAACAAATTCTACAGAATTTTTTACTTTTAAATCTGGTGAGAAGGTAGCTTTCATTGGAAATACTTCCGCAGGTTCTATTTCTATAATCGCAGTAGATTAATATGCTTCCAGCTTTAGGTGCTTTTGCACCACTATTAAATACAGTTTTTAAAACAATAGAGAAATCTATTCCTGATAAAGATTTGCAAGAAAAATTAAAAGCAGATTTGAATATGCAACTTCTTACTTCTGGCACTGAAGAACTAAAAGCATCTGCAAGAATAGTTGAAGCAGAAGCTAAAGCAGGTTGGTTTGCAAGTTCTTGGAGACCACTTTTAATGTATATCTTAATCGGTATCTTAGTTCTTAATTATATTATATCTCCAATTATCTTAGCTTTGTTTTCTAAAAAAGTTGGAATTGAATTACCTTCTGATGTTTGGACTTGTTTAAATATTGGACTTGGTGGTTATGTAGTTGGTAGATCAGGAGAATCTATTGCTAGAACTTTAGCTTCAAGACCAAAACCAAACGATCAAGAAAATGGATAGTCTAAAGTTAAGCGATCAAACACAAGTATCATTACCTATTAAAAACATAGTAGCGATTGTATCTGCTATCGTTGTAGCAGTATGGACTTATTTTGGAATTGTTGAAAGACTTAATAGACTTGAAACTAATGAAAAATTAATGTCGCAAGATCTTTTAAAAAAAGCAGAACAAACTCCTAAGAACCAAGAAATGTATATGTTGATTGAATATCAAGCAAAAGCAATAGATAAGCACTCAAAGCAACTTGAAGAAAACGTACATACTAAAGTTATTATTAATCAGTTAGAAAAGAAAATAGATAAATTGGAGAAGGAATTAGATTCATTAAGAGGTAAATAATGAATCAGGAAAGAGTAAATTTTAGGTTATTGGAAAACGTACACAGGGTTGTTTTAGATCATGGAGACGAGATAACAGAAATTAAAAAAGAAGTTAAAGAAATTAAATCGTATTTCTCCTTTAAAATGTTAATGATATATTTTGCTTTTATCTTGGGACAAGTAATTGCAGTTAGTTTTTATATCGCACATCAAGAGTCTAAAATAGATATATTAATGGAAAAGGTACAAAAAAAATGATTGAAACAGTATTCGCTTTGTTAATGTTTTTAAATGGAAAGCTAGAAGGTTATTCTCCAAAAGCCAATGTTGCAGATTGCTTAGAGCAAAAAAGAAAAGTTGAACGTGATGGAACAAATGATGTTACCAAATGGCAGTGTAAAGAAATAAAAGCTATTATAGAAACTGATAAGCATGGAATCAAAAGAATTAAAGAGATTAAAGAATGAACTTCTATCTAATTACCTACGCAATAAGCTTTGTTAAGGTAAATGATGAAAACATAAAAGAAGATATTGCTCATTGTAGATTCTTTGATACTGACAGCTTTGTAAATGCCAGTTCATTTCTAGCTTCATTAAAACAAGTTAAAAAACTTAGAATTACTGGAGTTGAATTTGAAGTAGAAGAATGTGGTTGGTACGATTATTATGAAGATATTTCAAATACTATTCACTAACTTAACTGTACTTCAAAGTATTCTATACCATCATTTGGAAAGCTTTTTAATTGCGATTTTGGTAATAGCTTTAATATTTGATCTACACTTTTAAATATAATCTTATCAGCTAAAGGAAAGCAGATTGTAAACTTAGTATGATAGTTTGTAAAAGATTGCTCAAAGTAGATATATCTTTTAACATCTCTAACTTTAATCTTGGTTAAAGTCTTACCACCTTCCCAAGTTGCGTTCTTTAATTCAACAAAGAACTGCTCTTGCTTATGTGCTTCTTTAGGTGCGTAAACGAAGTAGTCTGGGAAAGCTTTGATAAGGGTTGGGAGTTTGGCAAACAAAGGTATAATACTTTCAGCGAAAGATTGAGAATCATTAACAGCATTAAGACCAAGCTTCCTGTAAAGATAGCCACGATTAATGCAATACTGAACGAAACGATCTTCACTAATGTTAAGATAATTCTTTGTGCGATTTTCATAAGATTCGTGATTAAAATTTTCAATGTATTTTTTATCATTCATTTAACGACTCAGTTCACGATTAGTAACTAACCAGCTTCTATATAAATCTACCCAAGACTGTAAGTTTGCGTACTTGCCTTTTAGAATTGAATAGTTTTTTTCTGCAACTAATAAACCTTCTACTAATGTTGCATAGTTATCATCAGCATAAGCCCACTTCTCAGCTTCACTTACACTGCAATTCTTTTCTAATTTTTTAGTAAGAGTTAATTGACTGAATGTTATTTTTTTAAATTCTTCGCAACGTCTAAATGTGTATAACGCATTAGACATTTCTTCTGATACTGAATCTAGTTCTTGTTTTATTGTATCTGGGTTTTTTAGAGCAAAATCTTCCATATCCTTCCTTTACAGTTTTAAGTTGTACTACTAACCTAAGCTAGTAATTCTTCAAATTTCAAAACCACTTTTGTTTCTAAAGCATCTTTAAGTCTTTTTGCCTTTTCCATTTTATGCTTTAGTTCAAAATACTTCATAGATACTCTATGATGCCTGTCTCTTAGGTTCTGAACTTGAGTTTTCATTTTCTCCATCAGCTATTTTAATATTATTTCTAATAAACTTTGTATTCAATATGTTTACTGAAATAATCTTTCCTTCCTTTTTTTCTGTTAGAGCATCTTCTGTGTTATCAAACAGTTCCTTAACAACTATTGAACACTCAATCAACTTTTCTCTAACCACCTTCATTATGTTTTTTATATATAATATTTGTTTAAATTGCAACTGAATATGGCGAGGGAAATCAAAAAGGGAATTTTTGAGAAATGACACGAAGTCAAAAGAAACCCTCGCCATAAGAATCTTAGTTATGGAAATTCATTTGGAATAAGAATTTTAAATCCTTAATCAGCAAATCAATTTCTTCCTTATTAACATTAATTTTACCAGATTCAATAGCTGATTTAGCTAAAGCCATAACAAACATATACTCATCTTTGTTAATTGGCTTCTTTGCTTCAACTGTTAAATCTGCATCAAAGTCTTTAGCAACTTGTACCAATTCTTTTTCAAGTTCTTCTGGGTTAAAACTTGTATCTGGTTTATCCTCAGAAGGAAGTTCTTGAATGATTGGTTGTTTCTTTTCATTTGTTTGCACAAATAAACTACCATTCTTTTTTGATGCCTGAACAGCAACAGATACTTTTTTACCTTTTGCTATTGCAGGGTGCAAGATAGCTGACCAAAGAACAATCTCTTGATCTCCTACCTTAAACTTAAAATTAGGAAACTTATTGGCTTGACCATCTTTTCCTAATCTATTGTCGTAAACGTATTTTATAACACCTTGTACGTTCATTTTATTTCTCCTTATTGTTTAGGTAGCGATACATTTTTAGACAAGCTATCGCCACATCTGCTTGTATTTCGCCTATTGGAAATTCCTTAATATTTAATTTGCCTTGCTTGGTGCAATTAACAATCACACCTTGCTTAACATCAATTCCAAGTTCTTCCATAATACAAATCTTATAAAGATAGATTTGAACTAACATAGAATCTCTTATTCCTGATGATGACTTCCAATCATAGATAATATGCTCTCCTGATTTGTTTTTAAATAAAGCATCAAGAGTTCCAGTAAACTTATGAATACGACTTAATACTTTGCGTTCAGTAAATATAATTTCCAAACCTTGTTGCTTGTCGTACCATTCTTTAAACTTACCAAATGACTTTTTAATCTCAGGATTAATAATCTCAGGAACAATTCCTTTATGAATATAATCTTCAATTAAATTATGCACTTGAGTTCCAACTAAACCAGCATCTCCCATACTTTGATTAGGTGCTTTTTTAATTTGATCTGCAATCTTAGCTAATTCAATTTCATCATAGCTAACACCTGCTCTAATTAACTTTTTAAATTCTTCAGAACATATCTTAGCTGACCATAAGCCAATTACGTTTGCAGGAGTTAATAGTTTAGTAATACCAGTAGCAGATGGAAGTTGCTCATCATTCCAAAAGTATTGATGTTGAATTGGGTCAAAGAATAAAGTTTCTTGACCATTATATAGTTTTATTTCTTCCATTTTTCCTTCCCTTTTGTTTAAGTATAAATACTTTGTTTAATTGTTTTTGTATAAACTGATTTGGGTAAATTTTCATCAAATAATTTATCAACTGGGACATCAAACAATTTAGCAATCTTATAAAGTTGAGATGCTGATAATTGATTTGTACCAAGTTCAAACTTACTTATTTGTTGAGT